CCGGGCCAAGCACTCTCATGCGCTCTTCGTTCATCTGAAGCACTTCTGTTGCGCTTTTCTGTGGGCCTTGCTGGGCCGTCAGAAGCTGATCAACAAAGAACGCCTGCCGAATAGCATTGCGGCGCTGCTCTTCCATGTTCAGACCCAAAGGATTGTTTGCGCCGATCTGAAGCGGCTCTAACCTGTCGCGGGTGCCAGCACGGTAAAAGTTTAAACTACCAGGGGTTGTGCGAACAGGTAGCATAAACCCATCATCTGGCACCATTAAAGGTGGATCGATTTGCTTTTGTGCTGCCCTGATGGTGACCTCAGACATCTTGTTCAACATCTTGGTGTCTGGCAAGGCATTCATGCTGACAGATCTGCCGTAGCTGCTTGAGCTGTCCTTATTGAAACGCGGCACCATAAACGGGAAATCGTCAAAGCCGCCTTCAGACAGCAGCTTGCGGCTGTCAGCGTGGTAATAGATTGACGCAAACGGTTTGGCTTTGGCCAGCTTGCCCTTGGCGTCAGCCCTCGGAAACACAACGTGGATGATCTCATGCTCTTTGTAAGGCTCTTCTTTCAGATCCTTAATGCACTGAGCAGGCAGGGCATCTGCGCCGAATTGCTGTTCCATTGCACGGGCTGTTAGCTTGAACTTTCGATAGACCGTATCGACCTGGTCTTTGGCATTCTGGCTGATGTAGATCTCGGCAATGTGGCGGCTGCTGAATTGCAAGCCTTCTGCATCGCCAGTGACGTATATGGCTGCGGTGCCAAAGGTCACCAGATCGTAATACAACTCGTGGATCTCTTGCTGGAAGTTGCTGCGATTGAACGCCTGATACATCTGGTCAATGGCTAACTCTAGCCATTCATTAGCCTCATCATCGCCCTGCAATGCCGGGTTGCGGTATCTCATGCTAAACCACGGGGTGGATGGGCTGGTTAGCATACCATGCAGAGATGACGCCAGCAGTTCTACAGCGTGGATTGCCGTGCCGTCAAAGATCCGTTCGGTGCGCTTATCGCCCTGAGTGCGCTTCCGGGTTATCTCGGCTTTGCGCGGCAGCATATAATCTGCCAACTCTTGCCAATGGCTTTCCCAATTGCTGCGCTGAGACTGCAACTGCTTAAAGCGCCGATCAAGCTGCGCAATCATCGGGGATACTTGCATTAGGACAGCCCGTAGCTTGACATCATTGACTTGCGCTTGGCCTTCTTGGGATCGCCGCCCTGCATGCGGCCTTCCATCTTCTGGCTTGCGCGCTCCAATGGATCAACAGTCTGGCGGCGCTTGGCAGGCTGGGATGCCTTGGCACCCATTTCGCCAGCGATGTTTTTCTTTTTGTACATCATGTGATCAGGCTCCCCATAAGTGAGCGCTTCTTGCTGGTGTCATCATCGCCAGACAGCAAACCTTTCGCGCTGGTGGCAATCGTGGATGAGCGGCCTTTTTTCTGCTGGTCAAGCAGGGCTTGCTCGGTCTCACCAATGGCGTCAGGATCTGGAACAGATGGGGCAGCGGCTACTGCGCCAATGCCGTAGTTGACGGCAGGGGCTGCACGCGGTGGTGCGGATTGGCGGGGGCGGCCATCTTCTTGAGATGGTGCATTCATACGGTCAACAGATGCCTTTGTGCGGCGCTGGTAATCAGTCAAGCCATCGCCGCCACGATATTGTGGGCGGCCACGCTCCGGGTCATCCTTCAAGCCAATACCAATTTTAAAATCGTCAGCCGCTGCTGATGCCATTCCACCCATATTATATCTCCTAATTACGCCGCGAACGGGTTGTATTCCATGACAGCCATTTGCTGCGGAACACGCTGATGATCGCGGGGTTGCCGCATTCCAACGGCAAGGTATCTAAAACTGTCTGACGCATGAGAAGACCAGTCATGCACAGGGGATGCGCGGAAAGATCTGGTGCGCTCATTGTACGCCCTATGATATTGTCGCAACGCTTCTAAACCGTCTTTGGTTTTCTCGCGGTCAAAGTAACAACGGGGTATCAGCATCTGTGCTGCGTGAATGCCATCCTCAATGGGTAGCTTGGGCACTACCCGGAAATTCAATCCAAGATCCCAAGCAACCTCTCGCCGTGATTTACCTGATCCCAGCTCTCTGACTTCAATGTCGTGCGGGGCATGGTGATCGCCATAAACATATCTGCGGTCAGTCAGCATCTTGCAGTAGTGCGGCAAGCCTTCGTTGCGCGCCTCGTAAAAGTCTATGACATGGATTGCCCTGCCGACAGTTTGGGTAAACCAGATCGACGTGCTATCGCCAATGCCGAGGTCAAAAAACGTGTCAACCTTGTGTGCCGGGTCATACGGCACGTTGCAGATGCGGCCCTCGTCTTGCGCGGTCTCAAGTTCCTTGCCGTAGATTGCGCCGGGAACATTGGCGTTCCAGCTGCACTCAAATTCTTGCGCGTACTGATCAGCAGACATCATGCGCTGGGCAGCGTCTAACTCGTCTTGATCAAGCAAGCCTGTCTCTGACGCCTTGTTAACTACGCACAGCCAATCATCGTCAGCGGCGGCTTGCTCGTAAAGGTCAAAGAACGCATTGTGGCCAGCCGGGGTGCCAACAAAGGTGGCCCAGCCTTTGCGGTCAGACAAGGCTGGCCTGATGACTTCCGGGAAAACATTCTCAGGCATCTGCGCAACTTCGTCCATCACGCAGCCGTCAAGATATATCCCGCGCAAACTGTCAGGGTTCTCAGCGCCAAGTAGGCTGATCCTGCCGCCAGTGGGTAGATCGCAGCGGAGTTCAGTTTCGTGGAAGCGAACGCCGGGGATCTTGCCAGCGAATTGCTTGAGGTAATCCCAAGCTACATTTTTCGCCTGACGGTAGGTTGGGGCCATATAAGCATAGCGGGGGTTGGACTTGGTGGACATAATGCAGTCGCGCAGAATGTGGTTGATGGCCCACACGGTTTTGCCAAATCGACGGTGGCAAACCACAACGCCCCACCGCTTGGCCTGCATCTCGTCATGGAGGTAAGCCTGCAAAGGTCGCGGTGAATATGGGATTACGATTTCCACAGGGGTTGGCCTCCGCTGGCAGTGGATGTGTGCATTCTCAGGTCGGGTTCTACGCTATAAGAAGGGGCGGAAATTTCAACCGGGGGTGGGGTTGGGAAATTCTCAAAACAATCTAAAGGCATGGTAAGGCGCATAATCGATATTATGTTAACAGTGTTATCGTTTAATTACAACAACTTAGCTATTCCGAGCGCAACGAGTTATCATTATGACAATTATGGGGCGCTGATCGATACAACTCTCCCGCGCGTAGATCGGCAGCTTTGGATGAGTGATATACAGGACTTTAGCCCTCGCCTGCTGACACGTCAATGTCACCACCAGCCCAGCTTATCGTGATAGCCTGCTGTTCTGGCGCATCTTCCTTGCGATCTCTGATGCCATGCGGCTGCGCCCTGCCAGTTGTCCACTTCAGCGTATTGATCAGCAATGTGCGCCGTCCGTTCTCGGCATGTTGCGCTCTTGGGTCAACGTCTGGCAGCGGTGCCAACGCCACACTGTTGATCACGTCTGCAAAGTATTCGCCCTGCAACACACGGCCACGCCGGTAGATTTCATAGACCTCCTCGTCCACAAGGATTGCATCAGTAACTGCACGATAGCATGGCATATCATCGTCTTTGCAAATATCAATGAGTGTCTCGCCCTCGGCCAATCGCTCGGCAATCTTGCGCATGACAGTTGGGGTGGTTTTGCGTCTACGTCCAGCCATCACAACACCTCCAAACAAAAAAAAGCGCCCTCGAAAGGACGCCAGTTAACAAACACAGGGATAGCTATTATATATGCCATTTGCATATCAGGTGTTGATCGGTCAATAGATTATATTTGCACGTGCCATATTTAGTTTTAGTTGCACTTATGCTATGCCTCGCGTCGAGGGCGGCTTAACACAACGTCACCTGCGTTCTGCTGTTAATTCATCACCTGCCGCCCTCACGACACACCCATGATTTTCGCCAGCCTATCCAAGCCATCACGCAGCTTTTCAATGCCCATCCTGCTGGGCAATCTGTAACGCTTGGCCCAGTCGCTGGCGCTCTCACATTCAACCACCACGGCCCGGACAACACTCACGTAATCGATGCCCAGCTTCTGGCCCAACGCAATGTAATCCGAGAAGGCATATTCGTTTATCCCGCCACCACTGTTACCATCGACGATAATCCTGTCATAGTTTGACGTGACCCTGGATGCCTGGCGCGTCTTGTCGTAGAGCACATAGAACGCATGGGCAGCATCGTATTGCCGCTGGTTTACCAGCCCCCTTACCTTGTATCGATCCATTGGCGTTTGCCGCGAAATGTACGCCCGTTTAACACTGCCCAAACGACCACCATCCACTGTTTCAAACTGCACACCATCAGCCTGTCGCAGCGCCTCTGGCGTACCGTGATCAGCCCTGCTTCTGGCCTCGTTCAGCGGCTTGGCTTTTTTCTTCTTCTTGACCATGATTTAACCCTGTGAATAATCGCGGCTCTCAGGCCGTATATCGTCTGGCCCTATGTAAGCCTTACCGTTTGACTTAGATGGCGCTGTGGGTGGCCTCTCAGGCGCTGTGATGGCAATCTGAGCGCCCAATGCTGCGTAGCCTGCAATATCCACCCAGCTATCCTCATGCTCCGGGCTTTCTTGCAGCCTTGCGATCTTCACTTGGATCATCACCAGCGCCATGTCGGTTGCGGTCAAGTTGCCGCCAGCTTTTTTGATGATTGGATTGACCAGATCTGCCATGCGTTGGAAGCTAAGTTGAGCGTCACCATAATCGTCAGCGCGCTGCCCATGAATTAGCGCGATTGCTTCCTCAAGCACCTCCAACGCCTTCATTGGGCCACCGCTTGATAGACCCAGCAATCATTTCGCTCACGCGCACCTGTCCGATATTTTGAACTGCCTTTCTGAACGTGGCCACGAACCGTCAGGCAAATCTTCTCTGCTAGGTTGGCGCTGGTCAGTGATTTGATCAGGTTGGCGGACTTGTGGGTGCTGATCGTCATTTTCTCTGCAAGATACTTTGCCGTGCATGGCCCAGCCTTGCGCATTTCATTCAGCAGGATGATCGCCGTGTCATCGACTTGCCGCCTGACGTAGGTTCGATCTGTTGGCAGCACTTGCCGTCTGACGCGCTTGGCTTGCTCACGTTCATACTCCAACATCATTGATCCCACGTCAGCCTCTTGACCGGGCAACAGCACGTCAGCAGGTAGGCGTTTTGCTGTACGTGGTAAAATTAGATCTGTAGAAGTTGTCATTTTTTTTCTCCTGTTGTAGTTGATATTTTCTGTGGATGATTGCTTGCCGCTGTTGCTCAGACCAACGCTGTAGATCAGGGTTGCGCAGATGCCGTCTACGATTTGCCAATCCGCTAAGTTCATCGATGCTGTGGATGCCTGCCAAGAGCCTATCGAAATCTGCTGTAGCCAGCAGCGCCGCGTCAGGCATACATTTTTTCTTAGAAGAAAGATCGACACTGAACCCATCGCGCACCGACACAGTGGCGTCGAAACCATATTGCTTTAGAAGAAAGGTCAGCCCATCAATCACCTTACCTTGGGGTATACGCCCACCCTTCAGGGGGGTGTGTAACCCTATAGGGGTGTGGGG